AGCTCACAGATGACAGGCTCATGCCGAGGCATCATTACTTGGCGCGATAACAGTGGCAATCGATACATTGGCGCTGGAACACATTCCAAGCTCTATGCCATGAATGAGGCTGGAACACTCAAAGACATTACGCCCACAGGCTTTACAAGTGGCTACGCCAGCTCCACAGTGCTGACAGGCTATGGTTACAGCACCTATGGCACATTTGCCTATGGCGTGGCACGGCCAGACACTGGAACACCCATTGCAGCCACCACCTGGTCACTCGACACATGGGGTGAGTATTTGATTGCTTGCTCCAGCACCGATGGCAAGATTTACGAGTGGCAATTAGGTTTTGCAACGCCAACCCTTGCCGCGGCAATTACCAATGCACCAGTCAACAACAAGGCGGTTTTAGTCACCCAAGAGCGCATTATCTTTGCCCTTGGCGCTGGTGGAAACCCACGCAAAGTGCAGTGGTGCGACCAAGAGAACAATACCCAGTGGACACCAGCAGGCGACAACCTTGCAGGCGACTATGACTTAGCCAGCCCTGGCACACTGATCGCTGGCAAGCGGGTCAAGGGTGTCAACCTACTGTTTACAGATGTGGATGTCCACACGGCCCAGTATGTTGGCGCTCCATTTGTTTATGGCTTTGAGAAGGCTGCAAGCGGCTGCGGCCTCATTTCGGCCCAAGCTGTGGCGGCCATTGACACGGCAGCCATTTGGATGAGCAATTCTGGCTTCTGGATATATGACGGCTATGTCAAACCACTGCCAAGTGATGTGTCAGATTACATTTTTACCAATATCAACTTTGCCCAGGCATCTAAGATTTATTCGGTCCATGTCAGTAAATTTGGTGAAATCTGGTGGTTCTACCCAAGTGCAGCCAGTAATGAGAATGACAGCTATGTCACTTTCAACTACCGCGAAAACCACTGGAACATTGGCACATTGGCCCGAACTGCTGGGGTTGACGCTGGTGTTTACACATACCCTTTAATGGTCTCAAGCACTGGCTACATCTACGAGCATGAGGTCGGTTTTAACTATGACAGCGCAAGCCTTTTTGCTGAGTCTGGACCAGTCCAATTGGGCAATGGTGACAACATCATGTCTGTGCGCCAAGTTGTCCCAGATGAGCAGACGCTGGGTGAGGCGGTGGTTTCATTCAAAACCCGCAATTACCCGACAGGCACACAATCGTCATTTGGACCATATACGGCAGCCAACCCGACTTCTGTCCGGTTTTCTGGCCGTCAAGTCAATATGAAGGTGACTGGCAACACTTTGGCCGACTGGCGCATTGGCGTGATGAGGCTTGACGCTGTGCCGTCTGGTAAGCGATGAGCGACCAAGAGCATTTGGAAAGACTGCGCCACCATGTGGAAGCGGCATTAGAATACTCCGGAGGCACACATAATTTTGACGATGTCGCTGAGATGGTTGAGGATCACAGATTACAGCTGTGGCCAGCCAAAGACTCGGTGGTATTGACAGAGATCATTGTCTATCCCAGGCTAAAGAATTTGCATTATTTTCTGGCTGGTGGCGACCTAGATGAACTCTCAAGGATGAGACCATTGATCGAATCCTGGGGCAAATCAGTTGGTTGCACCAGGGTGACTTTGGCAGGCCGAAGAGGCTGGGCAAAGACATTTTTGAAAGACGAAGGTTACAGTCCACAATGGTCTGTAATGGCAAAGGAACTTTAGGGGAATAAATATGGCATCAGAAGCACTCAATTGGGCATTGGCCAACGGCATGACGCAGGCCGAATTTGATCGGAACATTTTCAATGCTGTGCTTGATGCGCAACAAAAAGGCACAAGCAATGCCATGTTGCGCATTGAAATGGATCGTCTTGGCATAAGCCCAGCAGATGTGGCCCGTGCGACTGGCGTGACAACTCAGAGTGTTGCATCTCAATACACGACAGCAGTGCCAACAACTGAGGCCGAATTGATTGCCAATGCCGCGGCTGATGCAGAGCTTGCAGCGCGTACAGCTAGAGACAGAACGGCCAGCCAAGCATTGATTGATGCTAGAAATTTAGAGGCTAGGACTTCTGCTGGCACTTTGACTGCGGCTCAATTGGCAGCTGCTAATGCAGCGCAACAAGAATTGATTCGCAGACAAAACGAAGCGGCTTTGCTTTTGCAACAACGCAATGCTGAAGCAGCGCGTTTGGCTGAATTAGCGCGTTTGGCTGCACTGCAAAAAACTGGTGGCACAGGAACTGGCACTACTGGCGTGGCTGGTGGCACTACTGGCGTGGCTGGTGGAACTGCTGGCGCGGCTGGTAGCACTGGCGGCCTACTCGGCCCAACTGGCAACATGGGCATCACTGGCACGACACCATTTGCCAATGCCACACAAGGCTTTGCCCAGAACTTTGCCAATTACCAATCAATCCCAATTGGCGCTCAGTACAACCCCAATGTGGTCGGTGGTACTGGCTCACCATACGCACAAGTCATGGGCCAGATGCGCCCAGTTGGCAATCCATACGCCAATGTGGTGGCAGGCCAAGCAATGGGTGGCTATAACCCTGGTCTATATGACCAGATTGCTGCGGCCAATGCGGCTAATACAGCAACAACTCAAGAGGCTGCCAGATTGGCGGCAGCAACGCAATTGGATTCAAGCAGCACTGGCGGTATGGCCAAAGGTGGCTATGTCCATGGCGGTCTGATGTTTGGGGCAAACCCTCCTGGTCCAGATGATGGCGCTGTCAATCTTGACATGGGTGAGTATGTGATCAAGAAGTCTTCAGTCGATAAGTATGGCCGTGGACTTTTGGACATGATCAACGAAGGCAAAGTGCCTGCCAAGAAAATGAAATCTTTACTGGGATAAGGTGGCAATATGTCAAAAGGTGGAACAACAACGTCAACAAGCTCCATTGATCCACAGATCAAAGAAGCATTCTTGGCCAACTTTCAGCAGGCCCAAGGGGTCGCTGGCGCTTTGCCAGTCCAGCAATTTGCTGGCTATAACCCAATGTATCAGGCAGGCGAGGAAGCTCTGGTCAATACTGGCCTTGCTGGCCCAGGCATTACTGGCACAGACTTGGCTGCGCAAATGGCGGCTTATGGCGGTGTCTATCAGCCTGCACAGATTTCAGCGCAGCAGACTAATTTAAGCATGGGTCAAGGCCCAGGCTCTATTGGCTCTTACATGAATCCATATACAGCTCAAGTGCGTGAAAACGCATTGGCTGATCTGGAATCAGCAAGACGCGCTGCTATCCAGCAGACTGGTGAACGTGCCACACAAGCCCGTGCATTTGGTGGATCACGCCAAGGTGTGGCCGAGGCTTTGACCAATGCAGGCTTTGCCAAGCAGGCTGGCACACTTGGAACAACTTTAAACGAGCAGGCATTTAACCAGGCAATGGCCATGCAGCAGGCAGACATTGCCCGAAGATCAGCAGCCGACATTGCCAATCAGCAAGCAGGCTTGCAAGGTGCGCAATTGCGACTAGGCGGTGCAAGCCAGCTAGGTAATTTGGCTGCACAGCAACAAGCATTGCGTCTTGGTGGCGCTCAAGCAGTCATGGCCGCTGGCGGTGCGCGTCAGGCTCTGGACCAGCAACAAATGGATGCCATTCGCAACATTGGCCTCCAGCGTCTGGGGGTGGTCCAGTCTTCACTGGGTGCGCAGCCTGCCAACCTTGGCATGGTGGCAACGACTCCTAGTTATTCAAATCCAGCATCTGGCGCTTTGGGTGGTGCATTGGCTGGTGGCCAGTTGTTTGGACCAGTGGGTGCTGTGGCCGGTGGTGTTCTTGGCCTTTTAGGTGGCAGATAAGGAAGACAAAATGGCTGATTTTGATTTTGCAAATTTAGGCAGTTTATTTGGTGGTGGCAATCTTGGTGGAACTCCATCAGGACTTGATGCACTATTGACAGAAGACCAGCGCAAGCTCTTAGGCCGTAATGCGACATTGTCAGCAGCTGCTGCACTATTGCAAGCCAGTGGCCGTGGCCCACAGCGTATTGGTCTTGGCCAAGCGCTTGGATCAGCTTTACAGGCTGGTCAGCAAGGGTATCAGCAGGCAAGAGCTGGATCACTGCAAGATTTGCTTTTAGGTGAAAAGCTGAAAGAGTCGCAGGCAGAACGTGCGCGTCAAACGGCATACACCAATTTGTTTTCTAATGCCCCGACTGGTGGTCTGACACCAGCGCAAGCTAGTCTTGCAGCACCA